GAGGAGCTGAAGAGGGCTCTAAGTGAGATAGCTGACCATGGCAGCATTACATGGCGCCGAGCGAGAGCCAGAGACGCGCTGGAGGCCATCGACGCTCACCTGAAAGAGCCGGTGCACAGACAGTACATCTCGACGGATGATGCTGTCATTGAGGCTGCTTATCAGCGCCTTGACTTATCCGCAATTCCACATCCGTTCAGGGCGAGCATTGCATTCGAGGCCGGATGGAAAGCTGCGCAGTCCAACGAGCCGGTGCAAGACTCACAAGCAGAGCAGGTCTGCTATGAGGCATACCAAGCTGTCGGTTCGATGCTGTCTGATCTTGGGTGGTTCGGAACAGCGCAAGCCACCAAGCTCTTGGACAACTTGAGTCAAGCCCGAATGGTCCATGAAGACGTTTTGCCGTGGCCCTCATTCAAGCCACAGACTAACGATCTGCCCGAGCATGGAACAAGTGCGGACTTCGCAGAGGCTGCTGATCTGGTTGATAAGCTGGGGAAGGCGACGACGAAAGGCGAGATGCTGTCCCTCGTGCTTGGATACAGAAAGCAGATTCGAGCAGCCGCCCTCCCGCAGGAAGGAACACACAACATGACCACCACCCTCGGGGATGCGCTCCCCCTCGAAATCGAGCGCTGCGAGCGCATTCTTGCCAACGCTGTAGAGATGGGCGCTGCAGGTGGCTTTCTAACCCTCATCTTGACGCGCTCTCTGCAGCAAGCGCGAGCGGCTGTTCTCAGCGGGGACGCGGTGGCAATGGTGCGGGCCTACAGCGATTTGAAGGAGTACAGGGAATGAGCACAGATCGAGAGTTGCTTGAACGGGCGAGCAAGCTGATTGCCACAATGCCGTTTGAATCTCAGACGGCGCATACGCTGCGCCTGGACATCGACGCTCACCTGAAAGAGCCAGTGCAAGACGAGCGCAAGGCGCTGGCCGAAGAAATCAAGACGGCCATTGCGGAACTGACCGACGAACGCTACCCGGACTTGATCGACGCCATCAACCGCGTCGCCGCTCTCCCGAAGCCGGCGGCAGTACCGAGTGAGCCTGTAGCCTACATCCAGCACCATAAAGCTGGTGACAATCTCGTCTGGGATGACCCTGGCGAAAAGTGCACCCCACTCTATAAAGCCGCGCAGCTAAACGGAGACAAGACATGAGCATCAAACCCAACAGCATGCGGTCGATACTCCGCGCCATCCTGGCGGACAATACGAACCCGCTCGGGGAAACATTCGATGGGATGCAGATGGCGACCGGGCTGGATCGCGCTCAGCTATCGCGCGTCGTGCATTGCCTGAGCAAGACAGGCGACATCTGGCTTGTCAATCGCGGCCGGCACTCTCGATATTTCGCCACCGAAGCGCAGCGCGACGCTGCTGCTCCAGATGTCAATGCGCTCGTCGACGAGATCGTCAAAGAGGTTCGGGCCAAGAACGATGAGCGCAAGTCCGAGCGTGACAAGGCAAGGAGAGCGGCCAAGCCCAAGGTGGTTCGCTCGCCGAAGCCGCCGAAACCGCCGAAGATCGTGAAGCTCAAGCCGCCGAAGCCCTGCATGCCAGCGCCTGTGACGGTCAAGTCTCGTGTGACGCAAGCGAACTTCAAGGATCAGCCGGCCATCATTCCGCCAGGCGTAAAAGTCCAGCGCTGCCCGAGTGGTGTCGATATGCGATTCAGATTCGATCCGCCGAAAGGCTGGGTTGGCGAGGTATCTCGGCATTGGCTCGCAGAGCGCATGCACAACAACCAAAGGACGGAACCATGAGCACAGACCAGAAATCCTGGCTGCCGTACCAGCCAGGCGCGTGGCTAGGCAACCCTCCTGCCGTGCCTGCCGCTGAAGTCGAGGCGTCGGGATCGGATGATGCAAGGCTCCAGGCTGCCTATGCAGAGGGGCGCAAAGATGAGCATAGGGAGTGGATGCTATTGACGGAAGATGATTTCAGACAAGACTACATCGACGCGCGCCGCTACAGGTGGCTTCGAAGCAGGCCACTCGACGCCATACAGGATGGCGGCGTGTTTGCTGGCAAGGTGCCTGATAATGTGGTTCTGAATGGCGAAGACCTAGATGCAGCCATTGATGCAGCAAGCCTTGCCGAAGCAACCGAGCGCGGCAAGCAGATTGCCGCTGGGCTGAAACTGGAATGATCAGCGGGCGCGTCGGTTCAGCGCGTCGTCGATGCGCTTCACGAGCGCTCGATTCTTGATGTAGTCGCGCGCCACCCTCCACCCGGACAGGATCGGGGCCGGCACCCCAACGGCTCCGGAAATCCCAAAATCGACGAAGGTCTGCAGCAGGGTCGCCGCCGTGTTACTGGTGTTGATGGCGGCCTCTGGCGGAACGGTCTTGATGACTTTGGCGATTTCGTTCACGTCGCGCAGAGTCTGGGCGCCCTGCTTGCCAAAGACGAAATCCAAGCGCCCGTCTGCGTCAAGCTGCTTGACGATCTTGTCCAGGCCGGCCGGTGAAATCACCCGGTTTCCAGTCGCATCCGTGGCGACGTTGCGCTCGGCCTGCTCTTTGATGTGCTTGAGCGTTGCCCCCTGCAATTCCCGCCATGCCTGCTGCCCTTCGGGACCGGATCGCTGAAGGACTCTGCGAACGTTACGAACGTCGTCCAGACTACCTTTCAATATCGTGTGGTCGAGCACATCTTCATAGGCCACCTGCCGGTCAGCGGTGCCGCGCTTGTCTGACAGCAGCTTATTGATGACAGCGCGGTCTTCGTAATTTTGAGCCATTCGGCTACGTAGCGCTCTCGCCTGCCGATACATCGGGCCGGCTACCGGCTCCGTCTGCCCGTCGATCATCGCTTTGAGGGTCGTTGATGCACGAATGTCCGCGAGATCGTAGCTTGTCGCAGCATTGATCGACTTACGCCAGTCTTCCATCTGTCGAATCGTCACGTTCGGTCTGGGCACAAGCTGACCGTCCACATCGTCGGCGATCCCGAGCCGCGTCGCGTATTGACGCGCCGCATCGGCCAGCCCCGTATTCGGCAGACCGCGAGGTTGTTCGTTCAGAAATGAAATTGGCGTACCCGTGATCGCAAAATCACCCTCGCCAACGGATACCGGAGATGCCACGTCCACCCGCGCGCTCGCCTCCGGAGACTTATTGGCTTCGGCATAGGCAGCGTTCACCTGCGTCTTGTCGCGTTTGTATTGCTCCACGAGGGCTTTGTCCACCGTCTGCCCCATTGCGCGCAAAGTCGGTGCCTCGGCCCCCGTCTTATCGATAGCCTCATCGAAAAATTTGAGAGCCCTCTCATTCTGATTAGCGATGCGCTCTCGCAAGGGGGCACCTTCGGGCAGTTTGGCCGTCTCGACCTCAAACTTCAACTGTGCCGGGCTTCTGGTGGCTTGGCCGGTGGTCAAGCCTGCCTCCCCGCTGAACCCGAGATTCTCAGCCGTAGCCACCCGCTGCGCCGCCTGCTCCGTCCCGGCTGCGCCGACGCTGCCCATTGCGCCGGATGCTGGTGCGGGTTCCCTGCGTAACGCCGCATCGAGTGCGCGGCGTGGGACGGAGGTGATCTGCTTCGCGACGCGCGGAACTGCGTCAACCGCCTTGCCTGCAATATCCAGCGTCTTTGCCGCCACTCCTGCTGCCGCCTCACCCGCGGCAGGTCCGGCCACGCCCGCCACATCTCGAGCAGTGCCCTCCGTGGCGGCTCGCGCCAGCGTGGGCACTGGCGTAGCTTCACGAGCGGTGCCGACAGCCTTGCCCAGCGCGCCAAGCTCCGGGCCGATGCCCATCAAGGCCGGGCCATACTCCTGCATGGCTGATCCGGCCGCCTGGGTGTATTGCTGGCCGGAGGCCGTGCGGGGGGCGTAGGTGGCTGATTCCATGGCCTGCTGCGCCGCGTCGGACACACTCGGGCCTTCGCCGGGACCGTTGCCGGTGGCCATCCCAGTTAGTTGCTGGGCGAGTCGGTTTCCACCGCCCAGAGCAGCCGCGAGCGTGCCCGTCGTTGCGCCCGAGATGAGGCTTGCCGCCGTCTCACCGGCGCCGACAAGCTTGTCGCCGATGGTCTGCTTGGCTTCTGCATCACGCGCCGCCTTCTCCGATGCGGCCATGCGGGCATAGGCCTGCTGGTCTTGCGATGCATTGCCGGTCAGCGGGATTTGCTTCTGAGTCGCCAGATAGGCCGCAGCATCGTCCGGGCTCATCGCTGGACCACCCATGACGGGTTTCGGAACGGGTGGCGCCTGTGGCAGCCCCGCTTGAGGCTGCACATTCGCGCCCCATCCCTTGATTGCGGTCAGCAATGGGTCTTCAGGGCCGCTTGGCTTGGGCGTGGTTGCAATGCCGGGAGATGGGGTTGTGGCAGCGGGGGATGATTTCCATGACTTGAGAGCCGTTAACAGCGGGTCTTCCTGTCCAGGCGTGGAAGCCTGTTCCTTGTTCAGGCCAGTCATCACGCGGTTGATATACGATTTTGTGACCGGCCCCCAATTGGCTCGATCGGTGCCGCCGATGTACTCCCCTACCGCTGCCGCCGGGTCGCCGCCATTTCGCGCCAAGCTCTCCTTGAGCAGCAGCCCGCCTGCCTCAACAGCCGCCTCGGGGCTCGCATATGCGTCAACGTTGTATTTCTTGAGCAGGGCGTCGCGCGTGGCCGGGATGACCTGGGTCACGCCCTTCGCCCCAGCCTCGCTCACCTGGTCGGAATTCGAGCGCTCTCCTCGGGTGATCACGGCCGACAACAAGCCATTAGGCAGCCCTAGCCGCTGCTCCACCGATGAGGCGAGTTGAGCGTAATATGGGGATGAGTATGACTTGCGGTCTTCCATGATATTCCTCAGAATTGAAGGTTCTTCTGTGCGCCGAGAATGCGCATAGCATGCCGCTCGATGATCGACGGATGGAATAGGCCGAACCCGTTTTCTGTGCAGTCGAATCGTTCCCGGTGCGCGATATAGTCTGCGCCAACAGCTGCATCAATCTGTCGCTTCTGGCTGCTCGTGTAGCGCAATCCGCTCTTGGCGAGCCAATGGGCTGTAGTGAATCGAATGCCGGGCCTTGGCTGGGCTGCAGGAATAGCGGGGGCCGCAGCCGGGCGCTGCTCAAGCAGGGCGATCAGCCGGGCCTGCTGGAGCAGCAATTCAGCCATCTGGGATTGGGTTGTGGCAATCTGGGTATCCTTGGCATCGATTTGGCCGGTCAGCGCCAGCACAACCGTTTCGGATTTGAAATCCAGAAGGGTCGGATTTGAAATCTCACCCTTCAGCGCTTGGCGCATCCGAAAGAACTCGGCAACAAACTTGACCTTGAGCTCGCGCACCCGCTCGGTGTTGCGCATGTAGGTCAGCATCAAGGCTGATTGCTGCTCGTTGAGGTCAGCGAGCTCCGCATCTGGGCCGGTCTGCCCCGGCATACGAACTCGCGTTTGAAACGCGAGTTGGCCGAATTGCTCAAGGTCGGCCTGATGCTTGCGCACGAGCCCAAGCAGGTTCTTGTGTTGCACGCCGGTGAACTCGGCAATCACAAGGGTGGTGGTGGTGGGTTCGCCATCGACAAGGGTGACGAGTGCAGTGGAATTCGATTCGGATGTCATGTTCGCCTTTCGGACGAAAAAAAGCTCTAGGTAGCAGACGGACACCACATCCCGGGCCTACACCCGTTGTCTGCTACCTAGAGCCTGTAGGTTTGATGTGGTGGCTCGATACTACCATGCCCAACGCAATTTTGCGTTGGGCTCAATCCTGCCCAGTATTCACGCCAGAGGTAACCGGGGCACCAGGCAGCGTCGCTCCGGTATTCTGCTGAATCAGTTGCAAAACCTGCTCTCTTGTCATACCCGGCATGGCTTGCATGATCGAATTGATGCGGCCCTCCGTCAGCACGCCGAAGCCCGGCACCTTGGCGACGAAGGCCCCTCCTGTCATCGGCGCCTTTCCTCCCGCAAGGGCCTTCTGTTGGGCTTTCTCAAGCGTGGCTTTGATTACCCCGAGAGAATTTCTGAACGCCCCTTCGGATTGCTTGAGACTAAGACTGGACACCGCTCTCTCAAGGCGCGCGCCTTCTGCATCAGACAGGGCTCCCGTTCCTTTCATCGACGCAACGTTGGTAAGAAACTGCTGCGACTTGAGCGTATCCACCATGGCCTCAAAGTCTGCCGCATTAGACCCGCCAGATGTCGGAAATAGCGAGTCAAGCGGACCCAAAGCCTTATCCAGCCCTGGATGCTTCAGTAGCGCATCGACCGTAGCCAGGGCTTGCGTTGCTGAATCTATCGAGCTTTGCGCCTCATTGCCGGCGGTGCCCTTCTTCTGATCAAGCTCTGCCTGTAGCTTGTCCCGATTGAGCTGAAGTTCCCCGCGCTTAGTATCTGAATCGGCCTGCTTAATTTGGGTGTCCAGCAGATCGATTTTGCCTTTGAGCTTCGACGCGTCGATGTCTGATGCGATCTTCTGCGGCTCGATTTCGCCCTTGGCTATTTCGCCAGGCAGTTTCAGGCTCGTCGCAATGTCCTTGAATCTCGTCGGGTCGACTGCGGCAATCTGCAGAAAGGTGGCATTGCGTATCGCGTCAGTCCTTGCGCTGCGCTCCGCTGGGTCGGCTACCGATGCCAGGTTCTTCGCCTCATCCGCGTGCGACTGCCAATACTGCTGCATCTGCTGGTCGCCCGCGTTCTTCGAGGCGTCGGCGCGCTGCTGGGCGAGTTGGGCCGCCTGATTGGGGTCGGACTGCAGCACGCGCAGATATTGCACCCCAGCCAAGGTTTCGTTGCGCGTGCGCTCTGCCCCCCACTGGGAGGCAAGTTTCTGCGTCGGCTCGGCGAATTCCGGGAACTGCGAATTGAGCCGTAGGTAGGCGTCATTCGTCGGGGCTGGGCCGAGGCCTTGGATCGCCTGCACGTAGGCCTGCTGGCGTGCTCGCGCCTGGTCCTGTTGCTGCGCGGCCTGCTGGGCCTGCTGGAGCGCTAGCGCCTGCTGCTGGTTGCCAAGGCCAAGGCCAGTATTTTGGAGCTGCTGAGTCTGCTGATTGAGGGCGAACTTCTGGCCCGCCATCATCCCTTCATATGGGCTAGCTACGTCGTTTGAATATTGGATAGGTTGCAGCGCCATTTGCGTTCTCCTAGAACTTTGACTCAATCATGGGTCATCGAATTGAGCTGCCATGCGGGCATCTGCGGTTGATTCGATCCGAAAGGGTTGAATCCGCCAAGCACTCCGGACAGGCCGCCTGGTTGTGCGTTGGCTTGCCCCAGCATGCCGCCAAAATCCCTTAGGAGTCCGGCGTTTGCGCGAGCCCCGCCCAGAATTCCACCTGCTTGGTAAGCGCCGATGTCGTTGCTCAAACCTGCGATGCTGTTGCCAGTCTGCAGCGCGGCTTGTCCGATGCCGGCAGCGGAATTTTGTCCCGTGTTTAGCAGTCCACCAAGCCGCGAATACTGCTGGTCTACGAGCTGCTGGAGAAGCTGTGGCCGATAGCGCTCTAGCGCCGCCTGGAAATTGCCGCCTCGCAGCCCCCCGGTCGCGCTGGCATTTTGCCTAAGCGCGTTTTCTCCCTCGCTCACCATCGACTGATAGGCCGGCGAATTCTGAATGGCGCTGTAGGCTTGCTGCTGCGCTTGCGGGCCGCTCAGCCCAAGCAGGCCCTGCACGCCCTGGATGCCCTGCTGGCCGAGCGCTCGATAGGGGGCAAGATTGCCCTGCAATGTGTCGAAGGCCTGCTGTTGCTGGCCCTGTGCCTGCTGGGCGGCTTCGCGTTGTGCGTCCGCAGCCTCGTGCCCAGCCTTTCGTTGGTTGTCGGCGCCCAAGAGCGATGAGCCCACGCTGACAATCGCGCTGACTGGGTCGCAATATCGAGCGCGGCCGGCGCTGCGGTCGAACGGGTCACCAATCGGGCCATCCCACAAGGTGCTACGCATATTTGAGTTCCTTCATAACATAACGCCCGTTTTCCTGTCGCTCGAAGCCGATTCTTGAGACAAAGTCGTGTCCACGTGCATTATCGTCCGCCACACTGGTTACTGCGCAGCCGTATTCAGCCAGTATCGGCGCGAGTGCGCCGCGAATTACTGCGCGGCTCAACCACCGGCCCCTGGACTCTTTTGGAGCCGCGACATGGATTTCGCAGCCTTTGACCATTAACACGGCGCCGCGCGGCAACTCACGCAACTCCCAGCCAGCCAATGCAGAAGGTAAATCCGCGACGGCGTCCAGGCGACCGTCGCAGTTGCTTCTGAGCTGTTCGACCAGATTCACGCCGAACCTACGACAACAAGCGGGCGGCCATCAGGCAACACACGCCGCACTCGACCTAGCGAAGGCAATGCGCCCACAGCACCGACGATGCTGTCAGCCCGCCCTTCGGCTGCACCAATCCAGTCACCCGGCGAAGCGCCTGCCATATTCACAGGCACCTTCCCGGCGTAGGCAATGCGGTCTACACGCGCCCGTGCAGCCTCGAAATCGTGTCCTTCAAGCTCTGCGCCCCATTCATCGCCGCCCACCAAACAAGGACTTGTTGACTTGATACCGAAAGTCACCGCCAGCGACCATTTGTCAGTGAGCAGGCCGTCAGCGTCAAAGCCTACGATGTCGCCCTTGGCGAATACGCCGCAGTCGTCTCGCTTCGTCTCATACTCGGCATAGTCGGCGCCAGACGCATTGACAGTGCCCCCAGCATTGATAGACCGGCTGGTAACGCTGTTCTTCCCGAGGCGTACCGTGCAAGCCGCGGCATTGCCCCCGCCGCCATTGGTCTGGAACATCTGCACCAGGTCGCCTGCCGCCGCGCCGTCCTGGAAGGTCGCCAGTGGATTACCTTGCGTGAACGACCCAGACGACTTGATTTTGGCGGACTGGTCGATGGTGATGCCGCCAGTGCCTACGGTTGCCGACGGCGTGCTGAATGCTGTCACACCCCCGCTGGTTGTCGTGTTGATGCGAATTTGCGAGGTGCTGGAGTCGGTGATGGTGGCGATGTCGCCACCGACGATGGTCGAGGTGCCTCCTGCGCCAATCGTCACCACATCGCCGGGAGAAGCCGCGATGACGTTTTTCAACGTCAGATTGAGAATCGCCCCCACATTCATGGCTCGCCCTCCCTCGGAGCCGATCAAGTCAACCGCATCCAGCGTCAGCAGCAGGCCACCCGTGTCGTCCACGACAAAGTTCTTGCCCAGGTTCGACTCGAAGTGCACCGCACGAAACACGATGCTCGATGTGCCTGTTTCGTCATCGCACGTCAGAAGTGTCCGAACCGCACCGGTGGTCAAGTCAGCAGCAGTGCCATTCGCTTCAATGTGGCCGCCCTCGACAAGGAAGTCGGATGCGTCGCCGAGATTGATGCCGTGTGAGGTGTTGGCCCGGATGTCGCAATCGACCAAGCGAACGCTGTTGCAGTAGATGGAGCTGCTTTTCCGCGTCCGGAAGCCCACAGCGTTTGCCAGGATGGAGCAGCGGTCAAGCGTCAGCACCAGCGCGCCGGCCAAATCGAAACCGATGTCGCTGCTCTGCACCGTCACTTGACGGAAAATCAGCGACGCAATCGTCGTCAGCTTGATTGCCGTGCACGTGGAGATGCCGGTGACATGGAAGTCGCTGAAGTTCGAGTAGACGTCCAACACGCCGGTGTTGCTCTTGATGTCGAGCACAGGGTCGGTCGAAGTTCCAATCTTGGTGATGTAGGTGGCATTCTGTCCTTGTCCCCGCACGTTGACGGTCACACCCGCTGCATAGTTCATCACAATGGATGTGGCGCGAGCGGTGCCGCGCGGCATCACCATCGTGCCGCCCCCCGCGTCATACAGCGCTTGCCAGCAAGCTTGAATGGCTGCAGTGTCGTCGGTCGCGCCGTCGAACTTGGCCAGCCACGGATAGTCCCGCGGATTCCACTCGCGGTCGGCCAGGCTGCGGCCGATTGTCTGCGCCACGTAATTGAGTTTGGGCGCGAAGCCAACTTGGCCTGCACCCACGGAACCACTGGCGTTGCTTGCCAAGCTGGCAGCAAGGGCCGTCACGCTCGTTGCGAGGCTGAAGTCATTGCTGTATTCGGTGCTGGTTGGGCTGTAGTAGAGCGTGCGGCCGTATTTGTCCTTCACCGTTACGGCGTAGTCGGTATTACTGTAGACATGGGATGGGCGCCCATTGTTCGCCGGCAATCCGGCTATGGTTCGGATCGGCTGAGCCGCGGGAATGAGCCCCGCCACATCCCAGTACACCGTGATTGGCGATGTCTCTGGATTCAGATTGGCGGTCCCAAAATAGAGATATCCATCGTCGACAGGGTCGCCGCTGGTCGGGTCAACATAGGGGATGAACGGAGTGATTGTTGCGAGAGTCATTTTGCGTCCGCCAATAGTGCTTCGAGTTTCTCAATCCGCGATTGCGCCTCTTGCAAGGCTTTCAGCAGCGCATACTGCATATCCGTCTGGTAAACCGCGAGATAATGAGCTTCACCTTCAGGTGCCGTGCCGTAGCCGCTGTGGTCAATCAATTCCGGTGCCACGGAGTCTACCTGCTGCGCAATCACACCGAGATTCAATTCCGTATCCGTCTGGTCTTTGTAGAGGTATGTCACAACCTCCAAGGCCTTAACCTTGTCCCAATACGAATGCGCGGGCGCGATTGCGGTTTTCAGTCTCCCGTCTGAAAGGTTGACGTTATTCGCACTGAAGTTTGCCAGCCCCCCATTAGACCGAATAGCCGCCCGCTGTGCGCCAGTATCTCCGCAATCCAGGAACAGATGAGTCGTGTCATTTGGCGCCGCGGCCGTGTAGAGAATCGATTGCCCGAGTGGGTTGCTGGCGTGCGTGTGTTCTGCCGCCAAACAGTAAACGCCAGTTGCCGCCGTGCGCATCGTGTGGCTGCGCGAGGAGGTCGGCGCGGTCGCGCCCATGACAAGGTAGCCGGATGCGTTGATGCGCCCGACATCCGTCGAGTTGGTGTTAAATCCGATCGAGTTCGCTGCCGGCAAGTTGATGCCGTTGGTGGGCACTGTCGCCGATGTGGGGATGAATGAGGTGCCTGTCACGGCGCCTGACGACGTTACAGCGCCTGCGTTCCAGATTCCGGATGTGAGGGTGCCGACGGAAGTCAGCGATGAAGCCGCGACACCGGCTGCAAGCGTGGTGCCGGTCAGTGTGCCCGCGGGGGCGACAACCGCATTACCGGAGGCTGCAGTGATGAGGCCTTTTGCGTTGACGGTGAAGGTCGGGATTGACGTGCTCGACCCAAACGTTCCGACATTGGCATTGACAGCCGCCAAAGTGGTGGCGAAGGACCCAGTTCCTGAGCCTGTGACATCGCCCATCAAGGTGATGGTCTGGTCCCCGGTGTTCGTGCCACTCAGGTTTGTCCCGGTCACAGTACCGGTAGAAGCAACCGCCCCGCCGTTCCACACGCCGGTGGTGATGGTGCCGAGGGTCGTGAGGTTGGTTGAGCCCGCCCACGTACTCAACGCTGTGTTTTCGACCTTCTGCAGGCCGATATCCGCCTTCGAGTAGACCTGCGTCGGGCTGTAGAAATCAGGGCATGGACGGAAATCTGGGCGCGGTAGGTGCAGTAGGTCGGAGATTGCCGAGCGCAGGCTTTCCGCGAGGGCGAATGCCGCGGTGCCTGTGGCAATGCCCTGTGTCGCGTCAGACTGCGCCCCGGATATGTCCGTTGTGTTTGTCGTGGTCGATGCGTCGGTCTGCAGTATCCAGGCCACCAAATCGCGGAAAGCGCGCTGCGTTCGGGGAGAGCGCGAAAATTCGGCAATTTGAGCGTCTGTGAGGGAGGGTGGGCGGATAGCCATTAGCAAGCCCTGTAGAATGGCAAAGCCCGCTCAACGCTTCGAACGCTGGCGGGCCTCTGATCACAACGTGACTGGAACACATCATGACTGATTTGATTGTACTCGTTGCCCGAGTGCGCGAGCTTCTGGACTACTGGCCCGAGACGGGAATCTTCACTTGGCGCGTCGATCGGCGCGGAGGGAATGGCGGCATACTCAAAAAGGCCGGAACCGTCGCGGGGACCTTCAGCAAGACCCACAGGTATCTCATTATTCAAGTAGATGGGCGACTCTACGGGGCCCACCGTCTTGCATGGTTGTGGATGACCAGCGAATGGCCGGCACACCAAATCGACCACAAAGATACGGACCGCTCGAACAACCGCTGGAACAATCTGTTTTCGGCGCGTATCCGCGTCAATGGAAACCTGCGCTGGGTGGGTACCTTCGGCACCCCTGAAGAGGCCCATGCCGCCTATGTTGCGGCGAAACGCCAGTTTCACGAGTTCGGGACGCTTTGAGGTCATCGTGACACCGCGAGTGGCTCAAAGGATACTTCAAGAGCCGACACCGAAAGGCGCGAATTTCCGCGGAACCGCTGCATGCGAGTCGTGCGCAGCAAGCCCTGACGGCGCCAGGCAATCGCTTTGTCGCGATCACCCTGCTTGCCGGCTGAGACAAAGACTTCGTTACTCCATGTCTCGCCGTCGTTGCTATAGCTCGTCGCAATGGTCGGATCAGCGCCCAGCGCGACGCGCCCAGACAGGCCAATGAGCTGGAGTTCGGTCACGATCGCCGAATTGCCTCCGGTGTAGGCAATGGGCGTTTGAAACTGCCAGCCCGTTTCGGCGCCGTAGTGCGTCGTGACGACGTTGTCGTCGAACACGCCCACCTTCGAGTCGTTTGGGTCGCCACCCAGCCATTTGTCGTAGCAATAGACGAGGCCGCGGGCGCGATACTGCCCCGTCTCAAGTAACCCTGAGGTGCGCACATGCCAGACAGGCTGTTGCAGCGCCTTGCTTGCGGTTAGGTCGAATACCATGGTCCGGTCTGGCAGATGCACAAACAGGAACTGGTGCGCAAGCGTCTTTTGTGCGTCGAGCACGACATCCGCCAGCTGCGCCTCCGTATAGCTGGAGAGGATGTTCTCAACCTCTCTCGTGGCGATGGTTTCCGCCGTGCCGTTGCCCATGATGTAGACGGACGGCGGCGCATTGCGAGGTGAGCCCACGAACGCGTAGCTGCCACCGAATTCAGCAATGGCGTGGGTGCCGATCGCACCTACCTGGATCTGCGCGCCCTGTTCGACCTGGAAGGGCGCGCCGCTGCCGCCGACGTTGCGGTAAATCTCGATGGTGTTGCGGCCAAACCCGACAAGTTGGCCCTGAAGGCGCCGCACGGCAAGGAGAGGATCAGAATCGGACTCAGCTGACACGTACTTCAGCGGGTCGACAGCCGTTGAGTCATTCAACTCCGTCGTGATGATGTTCGTTCCGTCCGTCGATGCGAAGTAGCCGGCCACCCAGCAGCCGTCGATGGCTAGGCCGAGATCCGGGTCGGTGACTTGCAAAAATGTGCCCACGTCCGTGTAGTAGTACAGGCGGTTGCCGCTCCAGATGGCGAGCCGGTCGAAGCCGTAGTCCATTCCGACCGTCCCACCTGCGCCCACATCGCCAAGCACTGTCACTGTTGCGTCCGCGCCAATTCGGACGAGCTTTGTACCCATGACGCGATACATACGCCCGTTCCAGTTGATGCCGCCGCGGTCGTTGCCGGGGCCGGTTGCGAACTGCACGATGCCCGGAGCGTTGCGCAGGTAGGCGTTGGAAATGCCGGTGCCTTTCGGAACCACGACAAGGTTGCGGGGAAGCGCAGATCGATAGTCCGCCGCCTCGCTTGTGAAAATCCCCTCGACGATCGGAAACTGGGCCATGTCAGGCTTTCTTCTGCGCCGCAATCATCTCAGTCTTGCCTTGCGACGAATTCGTGGTTCCGAACCAGAATGCTATGACTGCTCCGAACGCGGCGCCCAATGAGCCCAGCATCAGCAACAGGGCTTCGCTGTCGCTAGCCTTGAGCACGCCAAGCATCATGCCTGTCAGCAGACCCAAGAAGCCGACAGTGACTGCGACAGACAGCACGGCGGGCATGCGCGAGCGCGTGGATACCTGCATTCCCCGCGCATCTTTGCGGTCGGCTACGACCAAAGACTCGAGATCGACCACCTGCTTGAAGCCCAAGGCCTGCATCTGCAGAGCAAAGGCCTGGTCGGCCTGCTTGAGTGCGAGCATCTGTTCGGGTGTGGCGCCGCCGATGGCTTGCTTCAGTGAGTCGGTCGTCTTCTCGCTCAAGCCAAGTGCGTTGGCCGCGGCTTCGACGGCCATGCCGCCCAAGGGGCCGCCAAGGGCTGTGCCAATCCACGGGGCGACAGTCTTCAGGATGGTGGAGAAGTCCATCATGCCTCCTGCAGGTTTAAGGCGATGCGTTTGCACCACCCCCGGGAGAAGCTGCTCCACGTGGGCAGGTCAGCCATGAACTCAAGCCGCGCGCCATTGAAGCGGGCCACCAGGCGCAGAACTGGCATGCTCTGAACCGCCTGCAATGTCCGCGGGCCAAGGATTCCATCCGGAACCTCGCCAACAGCTTTTTGCAGCGTGCGAACCGCCTGTTTCACGCCAGAGTTGTACGCCATGTCGAAAACCTGCAGTTTCATTGCATCAGGAAGTGCATCGCATCCGGCAGGCCCCCAGAAATCGCGCCGAGCGATCTCTTTGGCGCGCTCGATGGTCAAATTCGGGATGTCTTCCAACGGGTATGAGCGTTTGCTGATGCCAAATTTGGTCATGCCTCCAGGGTCTGCCTGTGAGTTGACAAAGCCGCCCTCGTGCGCCATCAACTTGTCGAAAGCCTCGTCGAAATTCATCAGGTCAACTCCACTCCAGATGCCTTACCGTTGATGGACGTAGCCGCGGATGCACTCCAGGCCAGAAAGTCGCCAGGGGCAAGGCGTTCGCCGAGCAGCTCGAACATGACGCGGCTTTCTCCGGCAGCCAGAGCCTGAGCCTTGACGCGCAAATTGCTATCCGCCGCCGTGCCACCGAATGGCACGGACCAGATGCTCACGTTCACGGTGCCTGCGCTGTGATTCGTGCATACGAAGTAGTCGATGCGGCTGCCCTTGCCGGCTGTCGGGCTGGTGTATGCCGTAGTCGTGGCATTGGGGGCATCTTGCGAGGCAATGAACGTGGCTGCAGTCGATGTCATGGCAATCCTTTAGGCCAGCACAAGGCCGAAGATGAGCACGTCCGCGGTTGCCGCTGCACCTGCCGCCGTGGTCAGCGAGAGATAGGGCGTGGCCGTCTGGGCGCTCGCCAGCGCGGCCAAGGTGAGCGCCAGCACCTTGTCAGCGGCAGAGATTGCAGCCCACAACTGGCCTGCAGCCACGATCGCGGTTCCGGCTTTGGATGCCGCCGGGTAAATTCCGCCGGCGGCAATCAGCGCGTCGCCCGATATTCCGCGCGCCACGATGTGCGTGATGAGATATTTGGCAAATGCCCCGGTCTTGGTGAATTGCTGGTCTGCCGTCGAGTTGAGGTTTGCACCTGTCAGCGTGAACAGCTGGCACAAGGCCGAGGCTTGCCCGACTGGCGCACCGCCGCCGAGTACCTGTGGAATTGCTGGTGTGTCCATTTCAGTTCACCGCCCCTGTTCTTGTGTATCCGAATAACGACCCAGACACCGCCGTGTTATTGGCCGAGACATTCTCGCAGATAAGCCACGTATCGAATGTCGCCGGCACAGTCGTGATTGGGATGCCGTTGGCATGCTGAACGTAATTGACGTTCGAGGTCAAACCGAAAAACAGCGCTTTGATTAACCGGCCCGCCGAGTTTTGGACGGCGAGACTCATCGTTCCCGCGCGCTGGCTTGTATCCACCTGGTGCAGGCTGCCCAGGGCTGCTAGCACGTCGAACGACGCGCCAGCCGGCACCGTGAACAGGCTGCTTTGCGCGAAGCCGATGCCGGCCAGCATGTAGCTGTACGTCGCTCCCAAGCCGCCCGTCGCGCGAATGCTCAGGTTGCCGATATTGACGCCTCGCGGTGTGGTTCCGGCCGTGCTTACCGTGAAGGCATTGATGCGCAGCACAGTGCCGAGTGCCACGGGCGTCGTTCCGTTCAGCGTGAGCGTTACGGTCGTCGAGACGTAATTGGCGTCGAGGTAGGTGATTGATACCGTGCGAGCCCCGGCGCCGGCCGCTGTGTCGCTGGGGCTGTTGCTGACCACCTCCATCGATACACCGCCAGCGGGCGGGAACTGGATGAGCTTGTGGTCAATCGCGTTGACGGTGCCCACCGATGAGCCGGACCACACATCCTCTGGCACCGTGGCGGTGTCGATGTCGGCGTTATATCCGATGGATGCTACCCGCGTCGCCCCGCCAATCCCGCCCGTGACAGCACGGTAGGCGTAGTCGGCAAACACTCCACCTACTGCGGCGTCCATTTACATTCCCGCGCTCGTGGTTTCAATTTCGCATGTCGTGCCAAGCGGGCTGAACAGACTGACCGTGTCGAATCCATCGGCTTTGGTGGCCGTGCGAATCGTTCCAGGAGGCACCGAAGCATCGGTGGCGCTAGCTACCCGCGTCGTTCCGGTCACGCTTTGATAGATGCAGAAATACAATGGATTGGCCCCTGAATTCCACACACGCAATTGCGCGTCTTGGGGGGTAATCGTCTTGGCCTGGGCAGTTGCCGCGGCCAAGGTAATTTGTTGCGTGGTCCCATAGTGAGGCGCGGTAGCACGGCATGTCATGGTGATCAATCCTTTGTATTTGGCAGCGAATCGAGCTTCAGGCTCGTCGTGCGAAGCAGTTTCAAGACCCGGAATCGCTCATCTTCATCGAGGTCTTTCCGAATCATGAAGAAGAGCATCCCGCGGAAGCGCGTGCCGTCTGGAGGTATCCCAACCACGCAGATTTCCTTGATCGTCTTGACATCCCGCAGATACCTGGCAGATATCGACTCCGCCCATGGTCTGCATGATGTCTCACCGTTTAGAGTCCGAATCAGCAGCCGATTATCCTCGGGTCGATCGGTCCACAATGGAACGTTCCGATTCACCATTTTCGCCACTGACCCATCATAGGCTGATTGGATATCAGGATCGTTGCTCTTGAAATAGATGACGCGACGGGTATTGGCCTGGGCATCCACGGAGACAATCCCAATGGTGGAAATGGCGAGGGCTCCGCTCTCGAGCACTTGGTCGGCCTCATCCTCTTTCAGTTCTGACATTTCCAACGGGGTCGAGTCCACGCTGAGCTTGCTCGGGCGGATGACCCCGAGCAGGTAATCGCGGTCGAGATAGGCGAATGCCGTCACCATGCCGAAGCACCATATCACGGCGATCATGCCGACTCGCCTCCAGGTGAGGGCGCGAATCAGCTTGAGCGCGATGTCGGCCAGCTTCTCCATCACACCACCCGGTTCCAGGTTCCGAGAACCCCGTCGTAGCGCACCTTCCAGGGCGTCGACGCGCCCATGGTGGTAGGCGCACCCGAAGCTGTGGTGACGGTCAGGGAGGTGATTGTCTGCGTCGAGGCAACAAGCACTTCTTGTCCGTGAACAGGCGATGCCGGTAGCACAACCGTGCCAGTGGCCAGCGTTCCTGCTGGCGTGAGCAGAACGTAGCAGTTCTCCCCAGCAACCGGCGGCGCCACGGTGTAGCTGAAGCCCGTCAGGGGCGTGTTGTAGAGGCTGACAAACCCCCCGGTCGCCTGCAGCTGCAACTGCAGCCACGTGAGCAGGGTCGTCAGCGTGGCCCTGGCGTCGCCCCCGAGAGAAGCACTGTCGATTGCGACAGAATCGGATGAAGTCACTGCCGAAACGGCGGATAGGTTGCGAATTGACATGTTAGTTCCCCAAAACCAATTCGCCATTATCGCGGCGGCCCTGGAGCGGGCTCGTATCGTCCGGCTGGATGAACACCTGCTGTCGAGTGTGCTGGCGATTCCCTGCCCCAACTGGCATATTGGCGCGCACCGGGCGCGAGGCGTCGGCATTCTTCACCCCGTCAGCCAGGAGTGCGGCATAGGACTGAGCTGCGCTGGCGGCCAGTGAGGCCGGGACTTGCTTGCCGAAGAGGCTGCACACGATCAGCGCGAGGTTTTCGACCACTGCTTCGATGTTTCCGAGCGGCAGCCCGCTGTCTTCGTCGAGATCAGCGTCAGGCGATTCGCCGAACGAATAGGGGATGGTGATGCCGCGCGAATGCCAAGCTGCGATCATCCGCTCACAGCGGCGGAGGACGGATTGAAGCTCCTCCGGGCGCAGGTCGAAGACGAAACTTGCAATTGAGGCTTCTTCAAAAGCATCCAGCACAATTTGGCGCTTCGTGGTGCTCATGCGAAGATCTTCCTTGGCCGGCCCGGCCCACGCTTGACCGGCTCGGCTTCGGGCTCACCTTCGGGCTCGATCGTCACGACGGGTTCGCTTTCCGGGTCTGGCTTGATGACAACCTCCACCGGCTCGGCTTCGGGTGGATTCAGGTAGGCCTCGATGGCATCGACCAGCGTCTCGCGCCAGCCGTGCGCCTTGGCAATCTCGATTTCTTCGGGCTTCGCTTCCTGCACTTTGTAGGTGAACCCCGCAGGGCCGAATTGCCACGTGCCTAGGCCGACGAGCTTGAAATTCTCCTTGCCGGCAGCCCGGTACATCATCGTTGTTTCAGCCACCCCAGCCTCCCGGTTTCTTGGCCGCAATGGCCGGGTTCTTCGGCCCCTTCTCAGGCTTGCCGGCCTTCTGCGCAGCGGTGCGTGCGGTGGACATGGCAATGGCGATAGCCTGATCCTTCGGCTTCGTCTTGGACTCCTTCGCGATGTTCTTCGCGATGGTCGCCTTGCTGTAGCCTTTTTTGAGCGGCATGATGGTTTCCTCTAGAATGCGAAAGCCCGCAGACGATTCGAACTCGCTGCGGGCCTCTGACCAATCAGCTTCAGGAGAGCTTCATGGCTTCGAACATTGTATCCGCCGAACGTCTGCGCGAGTTGTTCCATTATGACCCGGAGACGGGTGTTTTCATCCACTGCCGCGCCGTTGGACGGTGGGGACGAGTTCCCGCTGGGAGTCGCGCTGATACTACCTTCTCGCACAATTACCGTCGTGTCCGTGTAGATCGAGAAGCATTTCCCGCGCATCGCCTCGCGTGGTTCTGGATGACCAACAAATGGCCGACACACCAGATCGACCATATCGACGGTGATCCAACGAACAACCGCTGGAGCAATCTTCGCGAGGTGACTGACGGACAGAACAAACAGAATCAAAAAGCGCATCGCAAAAACTCCAGCGGCTTGCTCGGTGTCTCTTGGTATGGCCCATCCAAGTTGTGGACTGCCCGAATACAGGTGGAGGGGAAGCAGCGATACCTTGGCCGCTTCAACACCCCAGAGGAAGCCCACGCCGCCTACCTTAAGGCCAAGCGTGAGCTGCACCCGTTCGGAATGCTTTAGCTGATGCGGTACAGCGTCCAAGCGGCAGTACCGGTTTTCCGTGCGCGGAAGCGCCCCGAGGAATTGAGCGAGCCGGCTGCGCTATAGGCGTGCACGT